TGTGTTGGGGTTCCTGCCTCTGGTTGCAGGTAGGCGGATCACGCATCCGCACCGGTCGCTGATCCAGCACTCACGCCGTCAAGCTCGGCGCAATGAGTTCGGGCCACTTGCCCCTGGCCCGCCGCCGAGCTGGTTGCGGTCTTCTCGGGGTGATGAACAAAGCCAAACGCCTTCACAGACGCTTGGGTTTGGCCCCGTCTACGGGGCTTGATCGGTTGGGCAACTCCCTGCTGTGCAGGCTCCCAACCTAGCGAACTGGCTTCGCCTGTGCTGATCGTTGAAGTGCTGTAGGGGGAGGGCCGGTGCTGATCTCCGGCATGTCCTCACACTGGTTGCATCCAGTCGCGCCATCGGACAAATGCACCCGTAGAACTGGCGCTTTCGGGTTCGCATAAACGCATCAGCCTGCGCATTCCTCCCTCTACAGCACTCCTATCAGTGCCGTTTCACGCGCCCACCTCGCCGGGTGGGGTCGCGTTCCAGTGCCTTGCTTGTTTTGGCTGGCACCGCCTCACCATGCCTGTCTCGTCTGCATGGAGCCGCCCACTACCCATTGAAGGGCTGCCAACTTCCGAGACATGCTCGGTAGCTGATCCGCGGGGATTGAGTTTTGAAAGAGCGGTGACGTTGTTTGCGTCGATGTGTGAATAATGCATGAATGCATCAAGCATGTCAATGCGCAAATGCATTGTTTTTGTGAGTTGTTGCAAAAGTCGAGTGCGGCAGCGTTGTACGGACGAAAAAAAGCCCGCTCTAGGCGGGCTGTTGGTGATGGCGTTTGGTCGTCAGTACTTGGTGCTGGCTGTCGATGGTGTATGTACTACGCCATTCACAAACATCACAGATGCTGCCTGGCTCTCACCCTTGAAGACGTTGACCCTGGCCCACGTCCATACCTCGTTGCCATTGGTCATGAGCTTTTGATTTGGCTCTCCGAGCATCGCAACGACTTCAGCCTTGCTCATGCCTGGCTTGATCTGGCCGGCCGCGTCCATTGAGAAGTTCGAGCCTGACGCGCAGCCTGCCAGGGCTACGACCAGAGCAATCGCAATCACTGATTTCATCTTTCCATCCTCCCGTTACTTCATTGATCCGCAGTATTCGGCAACCACGCGGATGCCGTGCCTGGTGCTGTCCATAGGCGGCCCTGAGTATGGGATGGCCTCATAGCCATTGGCAAGCCTGCGGAACTGCCCCACGAAAAATGATGACGATGCCGTCTCAAAAAGATACGGGCGCATCTCCTTGCATGTGCTGTCATCTTCAATCGGATCAAAGGCCAGCTTCCAGCCTGCCCAGGCTGCCAGGTGTGGCATGTCTGAATCAATCGTGAACCACTTGACTCGTTCACTTGCCCCAGGCGGCCTTGGCTGATGTTCACCCGCTGCCAGATCATCGTTTTCTTTGTACAAGACTTCCCCCAACCGTGCCCACTCAAAAACTGGAGCAAGGTCATGATTTCTAACACTGTATGTAAAACCAGTAAACTGGAGAAAATCGGACAAGGTGTCCGGATGATGCTCGGCTGGCTTGAGAAGGCCTAGACGTTGCGCCTCAAGAGTTGCCACTCCGTCGTTGAGTAGCGCCAGGGGGTTGAACCCAAGGAACTCACCGATCTTCTCGGCGTTGCGCTGGGACAAAGCTGATCCGCTCTTGAAACGGTTTATTACTGATGCGTTGACGGCATCAAAACCGGCGTCAGTCATGGCCCTCCACAAGCTCGTCGGATTGAGCTTGAGTTTGGCAAGAAGCGCAGTGAGAAATGTTCTTGAGTCCATAGGATGACTATGCCCAAGGCGCGGTGCGGAAATGCGTTGACAAGAAATGCACGAATGCATTACGATGTGATGCATGAAGCGAACCAAAGACATCATTGAGACGCTGACGGGGCAATACGGCCTCACTCAGGCTGACATAACCCGTCAAACGGGAATTCCTCAGCCGCGTATGTCGCGCTGGACTGCTGGGCATATCCCACACGGCGCTGACGATGCACTCAAGCTGGCCGCTCTCTTCGAGAAAGTCGCCAAGCAGCGCAAGCGCACCACCCGCAAGCAACCAGTCGAGGCTTGATCCATGCGCGCCGTGGCTTCGCTCCATTTCCATCTCCGTCATCCGGTGTCGATGGAAAAAATTTTCAGCCGCTGCCAACCGGTTAGCCAACCGGTTATTCGGTGACTTTTCTCTATCGGGGTGACTTATGCAACGTGAACTCCCTCTCCTTGGCCGCCTGGATGGCCCCTCCGTGGTTCCCCCCCAGCTTATCGCTGGGCTGACCTACCGCGAGGTTGTGCGCCTGAGCTGGCAGCTGCGTCGCATCAAGAAGGCCACCCGCGCCATGTTGGCCGCCGAGTGTGGGTTGTACGCATCGCACGTCACGGACTACCTGAACCCCGACGACGAGAAGCACCGCCGCGATCTGCCCGCCCACGCCATTCCGGCCTTCGAGGCTTTCACCGGCAACACCGCTGTGAGTCAGTGGATTGCATCGGCTGCCCGACTGACCGTTCTGGAAGAAGTGCAGGCCATGAAGGCGGCGGCTTGATGAGCGCCATTCGGCGGTGTAAGCAATTTGAGGCGATGCCCGCGGCCTGAACGGCGGGCAAAGAAAAAGGCCCGGTGAGCGCAAACACAACCGGGCCTTCCAAACAAGCAAGGCGATTATGCAACTGATCACCCAAACAAGCAACCTGACCATGAGCAGCCGCGAAATCGCGGATTTGGTCGATTCTCGCCACGACAAGGTGAAGCAATCCATCGAGCGCCTGGCCGAGCGAGGCGTGATTGTCCAACCCCCAGTGGTGGATGAACACTCAGAGGATGCGATGGGCCGCACTCGCATCACCCAGGTCTATGTTTTCTCTGGGGAGCGCGGCAAGCGCGACAGCATCATCGCAGTTGCCCAGCTCTCGCCCGAGTTCACCGCGCGACTGGTGGACCGTTGGCAAGAACTGGAAGCCAAGCAAGGCCCCAAGCTGCCGACCACGATGGCCGAAGCCCTGCGCCTCGCCGCCGATCAGGCCGAGCAGATCGAGCAGCAGCAAGCCGCCCTTGCCATCGCCGCACCGAAGGCCGCTTTCGTTGACCAGTACGTCGATGCCAGCGGCCTCAAGGGCTTCCGCCAAGTCGCCAAGCTGCTCAAGGCCAACGAAAACCACTTCCGCCTGTTCCTGATCGATTCCAAGGTGATGTATCGCCTGGCCGGTGAGTGGGTGGCCTATCAAAACCACATCGACGCAGGCCGATTCTCCGTCAAGACCGGCGAAGCCAACGGCCACGCCTTCACGCGCTCCATGTTCACGCCCAAGGGTGTCGAGTGGGTCGCTGGTGAGTTCGCCAAGTTCCAACTGGCCCAGAGCGAAGAGGTGCCCGCATGAGCCAAAACCCGTTCTCGCCCAACTACAAGAGCCAGCTCGACCTCAGCGACATCACCCGTGAGCGCAAGCTCAGCGAGTCCCGCAGCGCAAGCCTCAAGGCCCGCCGCCAGTCAGATGACCCTGAGATTCGCCGCCAAGCTGAGGGCACCATCCTGGGCCTGTCCAAGAAGGCCGACAAGCACGTCAAGGAAACCATCGGTCAGTGGCCCAAGAAGAAGCCGCTGAACCAGCCGCCCAAGAACGCCCGCGCTGTCTTGCCTCACGACGAGGACAAGGGCAAGTCCGCACGCCTGTCGCGGGGGAGGGCGATCTGAGATGAAGCACTACCCGCATCACATCGGGGACTTCGACCGTGCGACTCGCCATCTGACGCGCTTGGAGCGCAGCGTCTACCGCGACCTGATCGACCTGTACTACGACACAGAGCAGCGTTTGACGCTCGATATGGCTGCGTTGTGCCGCCGAATCATCGCCCGTTCCAACGAAGAGGCAACGGCCGTTGAACAAGTGTTGAACGAGTTTTTCACGGAAACGCCAACGGGCTGGTATCACGAGCGTTGCGAAGCTGAGATTGAGGCATACCGAGCCAACAACAGCCAGCGCGCACTGGCCGGCAAAGCCTCAGCAGAGGCAAAACGCCTGAAAAAGCAACAAGCAATCAACGGTGAATCAACGGGCGTTGACGTTCCGTTGAATTCCGTTGCAACGAACGGCAACGGCGCTCCAACTAACCAATCAACCAATCAACCAATCAACCAAGAACCAAAAGAAGATATGGCGAAAACCGGCGATGCCGATTTGTCGCCCATCCTCGACCTTGAGGACGAGCCAGATGTTCCGACACAGGCATCGGTCGATACCTGTCCTCACCAAGCAATCGTGGCTCTGTTCGCTGAGGTGTTGCCATCGGCCCGCCAGGTGCGCGACTGGACACCGGCCCGCCAGCAACTGCTGCGCGCTCGGTGGCGTGAGGACAAGAAGCGCCAAGACCTCGCATGGTGGCGTCGGTTTTTCACCTACGTCGGGCAGTCGGACTTCCTCATGGGCCGATCGGCTACGCCAGGCCGCAAGCCTTTCGAGCTTGGCCTGGAGTGGCTGCTGAAGTCCGAGAACTTCGCCAAGGTGCGTGAAGGCGCGTACCACGAAGCGGAGGTGACAGCATGAGCGCCAAGGACTTCGACCGCAACCTGCACTCCGAGCAGTGGGTGATCGGTGCCGTGCTGATGTCGCCCAACGGGTTCGATGTGGTTGCACCGATCGGCCTGACCTCCAAGTCGTTCGTCCATGCCCAGCATGAGGCGATATGGCTGGGTGTCGAGCGGTGCGCGCAGAAGGGCCAGGCCATCGACCCGCTGACCGTGTACGAGCAACTGCGCTCCATCGGCCACGGCGACGTGTCGCTGAACTACATGATCGAGTTGGTGCAATCGACCTACGGTCTGCACGCCCTGAAGTCGCACGCCGAGCGGGTCAAGCAGCGCGAGATTGAGCGGGGCATGAAGGATGCTGCCATCGAGATCGCCGGGTTTGCCGAAGACCCCGAGATTGCCGTTAGCGACAAGCTGGGCCGCGCTCAAACCTTGATCGCTGCGATCGGCAAGACTGCCATCCGATCGGCGCCGCGCTCGATCGCTGAGATTGCCCTGGAGCAAACCGCACGCTGGGACGAGATCCAAGCAGGCGGCATCACACCGGGCTGGCCCACTCGCATCCCGTCGATCGACAACGCCATGAACGGCGGCCTCAAGCCTGGATCGTTGGTCATCTTGGCTGCGCGCCCTGGTGTCGGCAAGTCATCGTTCTCGCAGCAGATCGCCCTGAGCAATGCCGACGATGGCCGCGCAACGCTGTTCCTCAGCCAGGAAATGCCGTCGAGCGAACTGGCCGATCGTGCGTGCGCCAACTTGGGCCGCATCGACTACAGCGCAATCCAGTCAGGCCGCCTGAGCCACGATGACTGGTCGAGCGCCACCGAAGTGATGGAGCGCCTGAGCCACTTGCCGTACTCGATTGACGATCAGCCGGCCCTGACGCTGATGGACATCCGCACGAAGGCCCGCATGGTGCCAGGCCTGAAGGTGCTGTTCGTGGACTACTTGCAACTGTGCCAAGGCGAAGGCGACAACCGCACCGCGCAGATCGGGAGCATCAGCCGCGGCCTGAAATCGATCGCCAAGGAAATGGGCATATGCGTCGTGGCCCTGAGCCAACTCAGCCGCAAGGTGGAAGAGCGGCCAGGCAAGCGCCCAACCCTGTCAGACCTGCGCGACTCCGGGGAAATCGAGCAAGACGCCGATGTGATCTGGTTCCTGTGGCCGGTCAAGGACTACGGCGAGCGAAAGCTGATCGGTTTCGAGCAGGCCAAGAACCGCCAGGGGCGACTCATGCAAGTGGGCCTTGACTTCGTTGGCGCACATCAACGCTGGGGCGAGAGCACCCAAGACATCAATTTTCAAGAGCCTGTGACGAACTCGCGTCGCAAGGGGGGCTTCGATGACAACTAACACTTTGACGCGCTTCGATGAGGCCGCTGCGCACTACAAGCGGTATCGCTCGGAGATTCTGGAGGCTGGTCGCTCGGAGTGGGGCGTTGACCCATACGAGTGGGAATGCTTCACCCGCATGAGCCCGATCGAGTCCGATCTGTGGGCGTGCATCCGATCGGTGGACGCAGTGTTCTACCCGCAATTCCCGATCGGCTGGTACTTCGCTGACTTCTGCAACCCAGTGGCCGGTGTCGTGATCGAGTGCGACGGCGCGCAATGGCACCAAGACGCAGAGAAGGATGCAAAACGTCAGGCGTTCATTGAGTCAGAGGGTTACACGGTGTATCGCATCACCGGCAAGCAATGCCAGGACGAGGCGTTCGCCATGAACTTCGTGACTGACATTGCAGCCCGCCATGACCTGATCCGTGGTTCGCGCGACTGCTGCGTGCTCTGGTCTTTCGAGGGCCGCAAGTACATCGTTTCATCCCGCGATGACGCCAAGAACTTCAACGCTGGCCGTGCGCTTGACCTGAAGCCCGGTCTTGCGGTGGTGCGCGATCGACTGCACGCAGTTGAGGCATCGAGGATTGCAAAAGCCCTGAACGGCTCTGTGCGGATCACGGGAGACATGGAATGACCGAGAAGACCACAAAAGAGCTGACCTACATCCAGAAAAGCATCCTGTCGCACTTGGGTGAATCACAAATGACATCCCGCCAACTGGCCGAGAAGATCGGATGCAGCATTTCGGCGGCACGCAACGCGACGCGCCATCTGCGAGGCAAGGGCCTGATCTTCGTGGCCGCGACTCGCCGGCTTCACCACGGGTTTTTTGAGAAGGTTTACGCAGCGCACGCAAAGCACGAGCAGCCGCGCGCTGTCGAGAAGATCGGCGGCGGCATTACAGGTGCATCGCGCCTGCATGCGATTCTTTCCGCTATCGACAGCAACGGGCCAATGACGGCAGTGGAGATTGCCGACTGGATCGGGTGCGAAAAGAAGCTGGTTCAGCAGGCCATCAGGTACAGCCGCAAGGTGCACAAGTCATCGGTCCTCAAGATCGCCAAGTGGGTTGAAGTCGAGGGGAATCACCCTTTCGCCCAGGTTTACGCCCGCGGCCCTGGTCGTGACGCACCCAAGCCAGAGAAGGTGAACATCAAGGAGCGCCGAGCAGCCTGGCGCGAGAAGAACCGGGAACTGATCAAGGCAAAGCACGCTGCATGGCGCGCCAGCAAGGGTGCAAAGTCTGTGATCGCTGGCAATCCGTTCTGGGGGCTGCTGAGCGCGAATGGCGTGACGGGCCTGACAGCTGCCATCCGCGCAACGTCGTGTACCGAAAGCGAGGCAGCATGAGCAAGCCCCGCAAGCAGTACCGCCGCAAGGTGGCGCGCACCGACATCTTTGCTCTGGCAATTCAAGGTCAAGCCCTGTTGGCGAAAGATGACCAAGCCAAGATGGCCGCGCCCGCAAAGCACGCAGTCGAGCGCATCGCCCAAGGCGTAGCAGACAAGGACGACTGGCAGGACGTGTTCGACGTGATCAACCGCATGGAGCGTTTCGCCGCTATGCCCACGGTGATGCGCAACGGTGGCGACTACATCAACACCATGCAAGGCGTGATCGTCAAGATTCTGGACCGCCAGAAGGCCACCGGCACCAAGGCGCTGTATCCGGGCGAACTGGAAGACCTGCGCGGCATGGTGGATGTGTGGGTGGAGCTGCTTGGCACCGTCACCCACCGAGAGTTCTTCATTGCGGAGGAACGTGCGGCCAAGAAGCTGCAAACCGTGCTGCGCGCAAAGAACCCGGTGTCAGGTGTCCGTGTCGTGGAGGCTGCATGACCGTCGAGTGCATCACCTGTGACCGCCTGAGCCTGCGCGACTACCCGGCGCAAGCAAAGCAGGGCCTGGGCCGGTGCTCACTGCGCAAGCGTGCTGGGGTGTTCGTCAGCATCGCCTTTGCCCGTGACTGCGCCAAGCACGTCCAAGCCAGCGACAAGACCGTGACCGCCCGCCGTGCGTGGATGGCAAAGAAGGTGCGCGCATGACCGATCGGCTGGAAATCATGCTGCACAACCGCGCCCAGGCGTGGTCGGTGATCCAGTCGCAGCTATTCCCATTCCTCAAGGAGGCGATGCAGGCCGGTCGCCGTTGGGTGCTCACGCTCAAGCTGGAAACCCGCACACAGGCACAAAACCGCCTAATGTGGCCGCTGCTGACCGCCTTCTCTGAGCAGTTGGAGTGGCCGGTCAATGGGCGCATGACCAAGCTGACTCCGGACGAGTTCAAGGACGTGCTATCAGCCGGCTTCCACGGTGACACGGTGCGCCTCGCTATGGGCCTGAACGGTGGCGTGGTCATGCTCGGTCAGCGCACAAGCAAGTTCACCAAGCCTCAGTTTGCCGAGTGGATCGAGTTCCTGTACGCCACCGCCGCTGACCGTGGCGTGCGTCTGCCTGCATGGGAGGTTGAAGCGTGACCCCAAAGCCACCCAAGCCAAAGAAGTGCAAGGCCAAGGGCTGCGGGATCGCCTTCACCCCTGCCCGCATGGGGCAGTCTGCGTGCAGCCCCACATGCGCCCTGACCGTGGCCCGCGCCAAGCGTGAGCAAGACCAGGCCAGCAAAGCCAGAGCAGAACGCCTAGCCGACAAAGAGAAGCGCGACAAGCTCAAGACGCGCGGCGACTGGATCAAGGAAGCCCAAGTCGCCTTCAATCGGTACATCCGCCTGCGGGATGCCGGGAAGCCATGCATCTGCTGCGGTCGTCCCCTGGAAGGTAGCGCCATTGGTGGCGGATTCGATGCCGGCCACTATCGCAGCGTCGGGTCCGCCCCCCATCTTCGATTCGACGAGCGCAACGTCCACGGCCAGACCAAGCAATGCAACCGATACGGCGCAGGCAGGGCAGTGGACTACCGGATAGGACTGATCGCCCGCATTGGGCGCGAGGCAGTCGAGGATCTGGAAGCAGACCAAAAGCCACGCAAGCACAGCATCGGAGACCTGATTGAGATTCGCAACCTGTACAGAGCCAAAGCCAAGGAGATTGATGGATGATTGACGAACGCACACAGACCATCGAAGCCAGCCTAGACGCCCTGCTTGTCATGTGGCACACGTTCGCCAGCCAAGAGGGAGTGGGCTGGGGCTACCCATCACGCGCCCCAGCATCGCATCAGTACCGGTGCAGCCGCCAGTACGACGACCAGAACGGATCGCTTGATGGTGAAGTAGACAAGCAGATCGCCAGGGCAGTTGGGCATCAGGTCGAGAAGATCGCAGACCCACACCGCACCGCCCTGCACATCAACGCCCGCAACCTGAAGTCAGGCATCAGTGTGTGGTCATCACCCCGCCTACCCGCAGACCAGCTAGAGCGCGCCCGCGTGGTCAGTGATGCGCGTGACATGCTGGCTCGCAGGCTGATGGCCGAGGGTTTGCTATGACTAAGAAAGCTATTGACAACAGAAGAATCCTTATGTAGATTTCAACACGTTGGCGTAGCCGTGCCCAAACGGTGGCCACATGAAGCCCCTGCGCAGCGATGTGCCGGGGCTTTTCTGTTTCGTGGGCCTGCTGAACATCCTTGTCGGACTCCGTTCCAAAAGCAGCAGCGCCCACACCTAGCACCTACCCCATGAAGTTGCAGATGCTCAAGCCTCGCCTGTCAGTGCACAAGGCGACAAGGCTGGCACCCGCGCAGCCCGTGCAGCGTGTGGTTGGCAACAGCCTGTATGCGCTCATGAAGCGCTTTGAACGCGACAACCCGCGTGTTTGTGCTGAGTGCGTAAGGCAGGGCACTGCCAGCTTCGGTGCTGAGTTGGATCACATCCACCCTCTGCACCTTGGCGGCACCAACAGCCTCAGCAACCTGCAATGGCTGTGCAAGACGCACCACGCAGAGAAGACAGAGCGCGAGGCGAAAGCAAGGGCCGGGGTGGGTGAAAAGTCAAAAGTTTGAGGTGTCCGGAAACCCCGCACCCTCGCATTTGCGGAAAAAAATCCCCTTTCCAAAGGAATCACCAAATGGCTGGCGTCAAAGGCAGGAGTGGCGGGGCGCGCCCTAACACTGGCGGCGCTAGGCCTGGTGCTGGACGCAAGCCGAAGCCTGCGCCGGAGCCTGTGCTGATCCCAGAGTGCGACATGCTGACCCTATTGCAGGACATCGCGCTTGGGCGGGTGGATGCGACGGCTACACAAGTGAGGGCGGCCATTGCAGCGGTGCAGTACACGCACATGAAAAAGGGCGACGGCGGCAAGAAGGAGCAGCAAGCCGAGGCTGCGCGCAAGGTCGCCAGCAAGTTTGCAGCAGCGGCCCCGCCTAAGCTGGTGGCAGCAGGCGGCAAGAAGGTCTGATGCCTGAGTGGTCTACCGCTTGTCTTGATTGGCCCGAGCGCATCAAGACAGGGCGGTCAATCATCCCTGCGCCTCTGTTTCCTGAAGAGGCTGAGCGCGGCCTGGCTGTGCTGCGTGAGTTGAAGCTGGTGGATGTGCCGGGTTCGCCCACAATTGGCGAGTGCTGCGCCCCTTGGGTGTTTGAGTTGGCAGCGTCGGTGTTTGGTGCGTATGACCCGGAATCGGGGCGCCGGCTGATCACTGAGTGGTTTGTCTGCGTGCCCAAGAAGAACAGCAAGAGTTCCATTGCTGCGGCCATCATGATGACGGCCCTGATCCTGAACTGGCGACAGTCCGCCGAGTTCTCTGTGCTGGCTCCTACGGTCGAGGTAGCGAACAATGCTTTCGCGCCGGCCCGTGACATGGTGCAAAAGGATGACGAGCTGGAAGTGCTGATGCACGTTCAGACGCACATCAAGACGATCACGCACAGGGAGAGCGGCGCGGCATTGAAGGTGCTGGCGGCGGATCAGAACACGGTGGGCGGCAAGAAGTCTGTTGGCACGCTGGTGGACGAGTTGCACCTGTTCGGCAAGATGGCCGGGTCAGAGAACATGTTCCGCGAGGCGCTCGGCGGGCTTGCATCGAGGCCGGAGGGCTTCGTGATCTGGCTGACAACGCAGTCGGACGAGCCGCCATCGGGCGTGTTCAAGCAGAAGCTGGACTATGCCCGCGACGTGCGTGACGGGAAGATCATCGACAAGAGCTTTGTGCCGATCATCTACGAGCACCCGCCCGAGATGGTCGCGTCTGGTGAGGCGATGAAGCTAGAGAACATGGACATGGTGAACCCGAATATGGGGTTCTCTGTTGACCGTGTGTTTCTTGAGCGCGAGTACAAGAAGGCAGAGCAGGCCGGCCCGGAATCGCTGCGGGGCTTCATGGCGAAGCACGCGAACGTGGAAATCGGGATGAACCTGCGCACGGATCGCTGGCCTGGTGCCGACTATTGGCAGCAGCAGGCGCGGGGCGTGACGCTCGAAGAAATCCTGGCCCGCTGCGACGTGATCGACGTGGGCATCGACGGCGGCGGGTTGGACGACTTGCTTGGGCTTGCTGTGGCTGGTCGTGATGCGGGCACGCGGGGCTGGATGTCCTGGCATCGAGCGTATGCCCACCCGTCAGTTTTGGAGCGGCGCAAGTCTGAGGCGGCACGCTTTCAAGACTTTGCGCGTGACGGTGATTTGATGCTGGTCGAGCGGGTCGGTGATGACCTGGACGACCTTGCTCAGATCGTGTCCCGCATCGAGGAATCTGGAAAGCTGGACAAGGTGGGCATTGACCCGGCTGGAGTTGGCGGCATCTTGGATGCGCTGGTGCAGGCCGGAATACCTGCTGAGAAGGTCGTTGGCGTGTCCCAGGGCTGGCGCCTTGGTGGCGCGATCAAGACCACCGAGCGCAAGTTGGCCGAAGGCGGGCTTGTGCATGACGGCTCACCAATGATGGCTTGGTGCGTTGGCAACGCGAAAGTGGAGCCGCGCGGCAACTCGATATTGATCACCAAGCAGGCCAGCGGGTTCGCAAAGATCGACCCGCTGATGGCTCTTTTCAACGCTGTTTCACTTCTATCGCTCAACCCTGAATCACGCGGGAACATTCAAGACTTCCTGTCAAACCCCCTGATCCTATGAATCTCCTAAGCTGGTTTTCCGGTCTGTTCAGCGGCTTCGCCCTAAGCGACAGGCGTGGCGCGCAGAAGTCCGGGCCAGCACTCGCCCTGGTTTCTGACACCAAGGCTTTGACGCCTGACGGCGGCTTGCAGATCGCTGCGGTGTGGGCGTGCGTGGAGCGCATCGCCAAGACCGTCGCCACTCTGCCGCTGTTTGTCTATCGCAACCGATCTGGCAAGCGTGAGCTTGACCGTGAGTCGAGCTTGTGGGCTGTTCTGCATGATTCGCCCAATGCCCGCATGACGCCATCCGAATTCTGGACGGCCATGATCATGAATCTGGTGCTGCGCGGCAATGCGTATGCGCGGATCGAGCGCAGTGCATCGGGTGAGGTTTATGCGCTGTGGCCGATGGCTGCGGATCAAGTGGAGTTGCAGATTCTGGATGATGGTTCTGCCGTCTATCTATACAAGGTCGGCAACGATCTAGCCGTACTGGCTGAGTCCAACGTGCTGCACATCAAGGAGATGGGCAACGGCGTCATTGGACTGGCGCGCATGGATTACATGCGCTCCACGACGACCGAGGCTGCAAACGCTCAGACGCAGGCAAGCAAGCTGTTCAGTGCCGGGGGCAAGCCTTCTGGCGTGCTGATGGTTGACAACGTGCTGACGGCTTCTCAGCGTGCGGCCATCCAGTCGAATTTTGCAGAGATGCAGGCCGGCACAACTGGCCGATTGTTTGTCCTAGAGGCAAACATGAAGTACGAGCAACTGAGCTTGTCACCCGAGGATCAGCAGTTGTTGGAGTCGCGACAGTTCACAGTTGAAGAAATCGCCCGCTGGTTCGGCGTTCCGTCCGTGCTCATCAACCAGAGCAATGTGACCGCATGGGGTTCTGGCATTGATTCCCTGATCGAGGGCTTCTACAAGCTGACGATCCGGCCATTGCTGGTCAGCATTGAGCAGGCCCTGACAAAGCGCGTTCTTACGCCGGCTCAGCGTGCGGCGCTGTCGGTGGAGTTCTCGCTGGATGGTCTGCTGCGCTCCAGCTTGAAAGACCGGGCCGAAATTTACAGCAAGCTGGTTCAGAACGGGCTGAAGACGCGCAACGAGTGCCGCCAGCTTGAGAACGATCCGCCAGTTCCGGGCGGCGATGAACTGACCGCACAGACAAACCTTGCCCCGCTCTCACAGTTGGGCGCAATTTCGACAGGAGGCGGCAATGCTGCTGCGTAAATCGCTGAGTCTGACCGACTGCGATATCAAGATGGACGGCGACAGTGGCCGCTTCTCCGGGTATGCCAGCGTGTTCGGTGGCGTGGACTCCTACGGTGACACGATCCTCAAGGGCGCATTCGAGACGACGCTGCGCCGCGACGGCAAGCCGAAGATGTTCTACGGCCATGACGCGTTCTCTGGCATCCCCATTGGGAAGTGGCTGACGGCCAAGGAAGACGACAAGGGCCTGCTTGTCGAAGGCGAGTTGACTCCCGGCGTATCGCTGGCGTCTGACGTGAAGGCTGCGCTCAAGCATGGGACTCTGGACGGTCTGTCGATTGGCGGCTACCTCAAGGCCGGCGACTTTGAAAACTCTTCCGACGGTGGCCGCATCATCAAGAAGTGGTCACGCTTGATCGAGATCAGCGTGGTGGCATTCCCCGCAGACTCTGCCGCACGCGTTGATCTGTCCAGTGTCAAGAGCGCGATTGCAGACCTCGAAACCATCCAAGACTTTGAACGCCTCCTGCGTGATGCTGGGGGATTTTCAAGAGAAGCGGCAAAGACGCTTGTTAGCCGCGCCAAAGACCTTTTCGCCCTGCGTGATGCAGACGATGAGGCCGAGGCAAAACAGGAAGCTGAACAACTGGCCGCGCTCGCTCTGCGTATGCGCGCCATCAAGTTCTGACCTGAACGTCATCACCCCAGCATCCAGCCCGCCTAGTGCGGGCTTTTTCATTTCTGAAAAGGAAAGCATTATGTCTATGGACCTGATCCAAAAGGGCCTCGATTCCATCGAAGCCAAAATTGCCGAATTCGCTTCCAAGGCCAAGGCCGAAACCGAAGCTGTCGGCAAGGTTGCGCATGACACCGCCACCGCCATCGAGAACCTGGGCACCAAGCAGCGCGAGCTGGCAGACGAAATCTTGCAACTGAAGCAGCGCGGCGCCTTGCAGTCTGAGCCGGCCAAGATCGAAGGCATGGGCCAGCAGTTCGTCAAGTCGGACGCCTACAAGTCTTTCGCTGAAGGCCGCGCCCAGAAGGCCCGCTTCGAAGTCAAGAACACCTTGACCGGATCCGACGCCAACGTGGCACCGGATCGCAAGCCTGGTATCGTGCCTGGCGCATTCCAGATGCTGACCCTGGAGAGCCTGTTCAACGCTCTGCCCACTTCGAGCAATGCCATCGAGTTCACCAAGGAAGCCTCCTTCACGAACTCGGCTGCTGAAACTGCCGAAGGTGGCGCCAAGCCTGAATCGGCGCTCACTTGGTCCCTGGTCAACATGCCAATCAGCACTGTTGCCCACTGGATCAAGATCAGTCGTCAGCTTGCGATGGACAACGCAGCCCTGGCCGCTTACGTCGAGACTCGCATGGCCTACGGTGTGAACCGTCGCGTGGAGACTCAACTGGCCGTCGGCAACGGTGTCGCTCCCAACCTGTCTGGCTTCCTGACCGCTGGCAACTACACCGCGCACGGCTATCTGTCGGGTGCTCTGGGTGCAACCCTGTCGAAGTTCGTCCTGATCCGCAAGGTGATTGGCGATCTGTACAACGCAGGATATCCGGCTGACGCCATCGTTCTGAACCCGGTGGATTGGGCCACGATGGAAACCGAGTTGCTGACCACTGCCGCAGGCAAGGTGCCTTTCCAGTACGACACCGCAGGCACCCCCCGCCTGTTCGGTCTGCCGGTGGTTCAGTCGGTCGGTGTGACTGCTGACACCTTCGCAGTGGGTGCGTTCGGCGTGGCCGGCACCGTCCACAACCGTGAGGGTGTGGTGGTCGAGATGTCCGAGTCCGACAGCGACAACTTCACGAAGAACCTGATCACCATCCGAGCTGAACGTCGCCTGGCTCTGGCGATTGAGGTGCCTGCTGCCATTCGTGGCGGCGACCTGACCCCGCCTGCGGCCTGATGAGTGAATGCGGCCCTGGCGTAACTGCTGGGGCTGCATGAGCAGGAGTGAACATGGTTCAAGTCCGATTCAAAACGCAAGGCGCGAACTCGCTCCTTGGTGGGTTTTCTGCTGGCGACGTTGCGCGCGTCAATGCTGATTTTGCGCGCCATCTGGTTGACGAGGCGAAGGTCGCAGATTACGTGAATCAGCCTCAAGCCCAACAACCCGCGCAACAAGACACCAAGCCTTCGCGGCGTGCAAAGGTTAGCAAATGAGCCTGACGCTTGCAGACGTGAAAGCATCGCTGCGCGTAACGCATTCTGAAGATGATGCGCTGCTGACTAGATTGCAGGCATCGGCCACGAATGAGGCCATGCGAATGCTTGACGATTCCGCCATGACGGTGGACGCACTGCCGGCTGTCGCTGACCAGGCCATTGTGCTGCTGGTTCAAGCTGACTATGACGGCGATCCAGAGAAGCGTCCAGCGTACCGGCGCGCTGCCGAGCAGTTGATCTACTCGTACCGCTCGCTGGGGATCAAATGAACCCGATGGCCCAACGCCTTCGCCACCGCGTGACCATCGAGCGGGTCACAGAAACACGCGACGAGTGGGGCGGCGTGGAGACGGCATGGTCTGCGCTGCATTCGTCTGTACCGGCTGAGATCGTTCCGCTGTCTGGCCGAGAGTTCATCGCCGCGCAGGCGTCTCAAGCTGGCGTAAGTGCCCGCATGACGATCCGATATGTGGCCGGCATCACACCAAAGATGCGCGTTGTCCACGGCCCCGACATCTACAACATCGAAGCGGTGCTGCCTGATCCGACTCTGCGGCGTCACCTGACGCTGATGGTTTCAACGGGAGTAAGCAATGGATGAACTCAAAGCGCAACTCGACCGGATCGAGGTCTTACTGATGAATCTCGTTGATGCCCTGGCAGGCGAAGACGAGGACGAAGACGGCGACGAGTTCGGCGCTGACCGTGACCCGATGGCGATGCTATGAAGGTCGTGACCAAGATGGAAGGGCTTGAAGGCGTGCTTGCCACCCTCAAGAGCTTGCCGCCTGAACTGGTGAGCAAGGGAGGAGGTCCGGTACGCTTTGCCGTGCGCAAGGCGGCCAACATCATCCGCGACGAAGCCAAGGCGCAGATGATCGCCAGAGGCAACACGCCTGGCGCTACGTCGAAGAACTACGCCACCGGCTTCACTGCAAAGCACATCATTTCCAAACGCACCAAGCTCACGCAGATCAAGGGTGAGCGGTTCGTGGTCACTGTTCGCACTGCCCCGCACCCGAATGGAAACAAGATCGGCAAGGGCAAGTCGATCCGCACAAACGATATCGCTTTCATCATGGAGGCGGGTTCGGTCAAGCAGCCCGCCGAGCCGTGGTTGCGCCCAGCGTTTGACACCAAACGACAGCAGGCAGCGGCGACTATGGAGGTTGAATTGAAAGCCGCCATTGACCGCATCGTGCGCAAGCTGGCACGCCAGAACAAGGGCAAGTGATGCTTCCGCCGATCTACACCATTCTGAGCGCGGCGCCTGCTGTCTCGGCCATCGTTGGCTCTCGCATCTACCCACACGCAGACGCGCCGCTTGACGTGACTGCGCCTTACATCACATGGTTCATCGTGAGCGCACCCCCCGAGATTCAGCTCAGCGGCACGCCCACGCATGACCGCTTCACGGTGCAGGTCGATTGCTGGCATCCGACATCTGCCGGTGTCACGTCGCTCACATCCGCTGCGCGCGCTGCACTTGAGGCGCAGTGCAACGTCACCAACCTGCTACTGAACCAGCGAGACCCTGACACGAAGCTGTACCGGATCGCGCTGCAACTCGATTACTTCCTGAACCGCTGACGCCAGCGCCCACGCCAATCCCACACAAGCCGCCCTCGAGCGGCTTTTTTCATGTCTGAAAGGAACCGTTATGTCGGTCAAGACCCAAGGCTCTGAACTCTTCTTTGCGGACAGCACCGCGACGACCCCGGCAATGGTCAAGATGGCCTGCCCCACCGGCATCACCGGACTGGGCGGCGCTGCGGACCAGATCGACACAACCTGCCTGGACAACATCGACGACCGCACCTATGTGCGCGGCCTTGCCAATCCTGGCCAAGTGTCGGTGCCGTTCGTGCTGAACCCCAGCGAGGCCAGCCACAAGCGCCTCTTCGAGTTGAAGGCTTCGGGCGTTTCGATGAACTGGATGATCTGCCTGTCTGATGGCACGGCCGATCCGACCTACGCGTCCGGCTCCCTGACTGCCCCGACTGGACGAACCTCGGTGGCGTTCACTGCCTACATCTCTGACGTTGCCCTGGACATCGCCACCAATGAAGTGGTTCGCGGCACCCTGACCCTGCAACGCTCTGGCGCTGTTGTGCCGACGTGGAAGGCCTGATGATGCTTGACGATTCTCTGTTTGCAGGATCGGACCTCCACAAGCGTGACGTGGATGTGGGCGGCGCGACTGTTGAGCTGTGGTTCAAGGAGCTGCCCGCTGTTGACTTCATCCGATTCCACTCGCTCACCTCGTCGGCTGATGAGGACGTGCGCGCAGGCGCTGCTGCCAAGCTGATCGCGGCGTGCGTGGTCAATCCTGACGGCACGCAGGCGATGAGCTACGAGAAGGCGCTGACCCTCAAGACACGCCCGCTCAATGCCATCTTCGCTGCCGTGCTGGAGGTCAACGGCGGATCGTCGGGAAAGCAGTAACAGAGCAGGGCGAGGCGTGGTTCTGGCACGTCCTCGCCTTGGCTCTGGGCAAGACGGTCGGAGAACTCAAGGCCACGATGACCCAGCGCGAGTTCCGCGACTGGATCACGTTCTACAGAGCGCATCCGTTCGATGACTTCCACCGCTTCCACCGGCCTGCTGCGCTGATTGCGCGATCCATGTCAGGCGGCGACGTGAACGACTTGCTCGACTGGCTGCACCCTCCGACATGGCAAGAGGACTTCTCGCAGTCCGACATCAAGACTTTGCGCGCCCTCGGCATCAAGTAAGGAAAACAAATGGCAAGCATTGGAAGTCTGACGATCTCGCTCATGATGTCGACAGGCGCATTCGAGACGGACACGAAGCGCGCTGAGAGCATCGCCAAGAAGCGGGCCGATGCCATCGACAAAGCCTTCTCTGAGATGGGCCAGAAGATCGGCCTCGCCGCAACCGCTGCCGGTGGCGCCATCGCTGCAATGGTCGTGAGCGCGGCCAACTCTGCCAAGGAGATCAGCAACCTCGCCAACATCAGCGGTGCTGGCGCACAGGAGTTCCAACGCTTCGCAGCCGGTGCCAAGACTGTCGGCATCGAGCAGGACAAGCTGGGCGACATCTTCAAGGACTTCCGCGAGAAGGTAGGCGAGTTCGTCCAGACGGGCGGCGGCGGCATGAAGGACTTCTTCGAGCAGGTCGCTCCAAAAGTCGGGATCACTGCTGAAGCGTTCCGCACCCTGTCAGGCCCGCAGGCGCTGCAACTGTACGTTGACTCGCTCGAAAAGGCTGGCTTGTCGCAAGAGCAGATGAGCTTCTATCTTGAGTCGATGGCGTCAGACACCACGGCCCTGATTCCACTGTTGCGCGATGGCGGAAGGGAGATGACTGCGCTCGGTGATGCTGCCTCGCAGACTGGCCAGATCATGAGCGATCAGACCGTCTACGCCGCAAAGGAGCTGTCGCGCCAGATGGACGAGTTTCTGGGCATTGCAGTCGGCGTCCGAAATGAGCTTGCCAGCGCGCTGATTCCGTCGCTTGTCGAGGTCGGCAATCAGATGAAGTCAGTGGCTGGCCAAGGTTCTGCTGTGACAACTGTTGCATCCGGCATCGCCACAGTGTTTGAGACTGTGACGGCGCTTGGCCTGAACGTGTCGTATGTGCTCAAGCAGATCGGCAACGAGATAGGCGGCATCGGCGCTCAGGCTGCTGCGGTGATGCGCGGCGACTTCGCGCAGGCGGCTGAGATTGGCCGGATGATGAAAGCCGACGCTGCAGCGGCGCGTGCTCAGGTTGACAAAGACACTGCCGCCATCATCAGCGCCCGCAACAAGATCATTGGCACAGGCTCTGGCGTGCGTGGCGCAGGCTTCACGGACCCGCGATTGCTCGGCAACGTGCCGACAGTTGGAGGGTGGGCGCCACCAGGCAAGACGACAACGGCCAAGACACCGCGCACATCATCGTCACGCACCAGCACATCTAAGGAAGACGCGCCGTTCGTCGGCCCGATGCCCAACGTCGATCTGATGGAGCGATACCTGGAGCTTGAGAAAGAAGCTGTCTCGCTGCGCCGGTCGCTGATGAGTGACAACGAGGTGAGGGCAGAGCAAGAAGCCAAGTATTTCGAGCTTCTTGGTGAGGGGCTTATCACCCAAGAAGAATTCAACAAGGCAATGGCCCAGCCTGTCGAGGAAGGCTACTGGGAGAAGTGGCTGGAGTCAGCAGAAGAAGCCATGACCAGCTTTGACGAGTTGGCCGGCAGCGTGGTCAAAAACTTCTCAAGCCAGTTCGGCAACGCGTTCGAGAAAATGATTTTCGACTCTGAGAGCCTTGGCGAGTCAATCTCAGGCATGGCAGAAGGCATGGCGCGGTCTGTAGTCAATGCGCTGGGGCAGATGGCCGCGCAGTGGATCGCCTATCAGCTGGTGCAGATGATGGTCGGCAAGACCACTGCAGCAACTGCCGCATCTGCAACGGCACTTGAGGCGCAATCTATGGCCGTGATGGCGGGATTGAATGCCTTTGCATCTACGGCAGCAATCCCTGTCGTTGGCCCTGCTATGGCTCCTGCTGCCATGACTGCGGCAATGACTGTCGCGCAGCCTATGGCCATGACCATTGCAGCACTCTCCGCATCTGCCGCAGCAGCACGCGCAACTGGCGGCCCTGTCTCTGACGGCAAGCCCTATCTGGTCGGTGAGCGCGGCGCTGAACTGTTCGTCCCAAACACATCCGGCGCAATCGTGCCGAATCACAAGCTCGGCGGCGGCAACGTCACAGTCAACATGATCGAAGACAAGAGCCGCGCCGGGAAAACGCAGGAGCGCATGAACAATGGGGCTCGTGAGCTTGACGTGTTCGTTGCCGACATCATGGGCGACGGGCCGCGATCCAAGGCAATCCGCCAGGCTTTCGGCCTGCAACGTAGGGGCTACTGATGGCGACGCTTGATTTCCCTGTTGACTTGCCTCTGCCTCTGCGCAGTGGCTACGGGCTGAACCATGCCAGCCCGATGATGCGATCTGAGCTTCAATCAGGCCGGGCACGTCAGCGGCGCATCTACACATCAGTGCCGACAATCGCTTCGGTGTCGTGGCTCTTCACAGAGCAGCAGGCGCGACTGTTTGAGGCGTGGTTTCGCTGGCAGACTGTTGATGGCGCTGAGTGGTTCAACGTCCGACTGAGCACACCGCTTGGACTTACAGAGTACGAGGCACGCTTTGCCGATATGTACTCAGGCCCTGAGTTGATCGGTCGCGGCCATTGGCAGATCACGGCACAGCTTGAAATTCGTGAGCGTCAGACGCTTGCGCAGGGCTGGTCTGAGTTCGCATCCCCTTACATCTTCATGGCTGACATCTTCGACAAGGCCATGAATCAGGAGTGGCCCGCATGACCATCCTTGAGTCGGTGTTTGCCAGCGGCGGCAATGATGTCGTCATCCCAACGCTAGAACTGACGTGCTCGGCTTGGGATGCGTCTGTCCTGATCTGCAACGGCTTTGAAAACCACACATGCGTGACAGAGGATGACCGCACGCTGACTTTCATCGCCGCAGGCATCGACGTGGCGCTGCCGAAGCGCGACACAAGCGGAACACAGGTTCTGACATTTGCCATCGACAATGTGACCGGTGAGGCGCAGCGGTTGATTGATGCCGCGCTAGATGCTGGCGCGATGATCCATCTGACGTTCAGGCACTACCTCGCAAGCGACAAGAGTGCGCCGGCTGCCCGACCGCTGCGCTTTGTCGTGCGCGATGGCTCTATGCAAGGCTCTGCCGTTCAACTGAACGCGGCCTTCTTCGACCTCATCAACACCGCATGGCCGCGAAACTTCTACACAGCCGACTTCGCGCCAGGCTTGAAGTATTTCCGATGATCGACCATTGGCTGCGCATCCCTTACGTTCCATTCGCCAGGGATGTGACTGGCTGCGACTGCTGGGGGCTTGTCAGGATCATCCGCAAGGCCATCCGTGGCGATGAGTTGCCAAGCTATGCCGATGTGAAGGACAAGCGCGCTCTGACAGGCGCTGCTCATGAGTTCTTTTCCACCGGGTTCATAGAGACTCGAAACATTCGGCCCGGAACAATCGTATTCGTTTGGCGTGGCCGCCTGTGCATCCATGCCGCCATCGTGATCGAGGTAGATGGCAGGTTGGCCGTCATCGACTCAGATGATGGGCGCGGCGTGAGCTGGAGATGGCTACCTGATTACGAACGACAACACAACAAGGTCACATTCCATGACAGCGACGATTAAGGTTTACCCGTCAACCCTGCCGGGTGAGCCTATTGAGACTCATGTGGTCGATGGCGGTACGCTGCATGACTGGCTGGCGAAGAACTGCCCATCGTATGACCCCGCCTCAGAGGCGCAGCCCGTTGCAGTGTTCGTTGATGGCCGGCAGATTCATCCGAGTGATTGGTGCAGCCTGCAATGCGATGGCGTAGATATCGAGGTCAGGCCATTGGCGCGTGGCTTCGACCCGTTCACATGGGTAATCATTGCGGTTGTTGCCGCTGTCGCTGTCTCTGCGGTTCTGCTAAAGCCAAAGGTCCCGCGATCTAAGGCAGGCCAGCAGGGCAACAGCCTTGCAGAAGCCTCGCTTGAGGCCAACACGCCAAAGCTGAACGGAGTCATCCCTGAGATTGCAGGCCGGCACAAGATTTATCCAGACTACCTGGTTCAGCCTCGGCGCTGGTTCACTTCGCCAACTAAGCAGGCCATGGAAGTGCTGCTGTGCGTTGGCCGTGGTGAGTTCGCGATCAATGCCAGCGATATCCGCATTGGTGAAACGCGCATCAATGACCTGACAGACGTTGCCGAGTATGAGATTTTCCAGCCTGGTGCTGACGTGTCTGCCAACCCGGCGCACCGCAACTGGTACAACGTGCCGGAAGTCGGAAGCACTCGCGGATCATCTGGACTGCGCCTGACTGCCGGAACATCAGGGACGCCATTTGCCAGCGCGACATCGTATGTCGTGGATGGCGACTCCATCTCTATCCCGGCTGGCGCTGGTATAGCGCCTCAAGACTGGGAGGTGGGCGGAATTGTCAGTATCGTGGCCCGGATCCGCACGGTTGAGATCGTTGACGGTGGCGGATCTTACTTCAACAGAAACCGCGACTATGTGCGCGGATCGTTCGGTGATCTTGGATTGTCTATTGGTGATGTCTTGCTGATCTATGGCATCAGTGACGGGCAGTACAGGGTCAACACCATCACCACATCAGTGTCAGTGGCTGGCACACCATCCAGCATCACAGCCGTGAAGGTGTCGCCGCTTGCCTTCCTTGCGTCACCTGTCACGTTCCAGATCGGTGCGTTCGATGTGATTCTGGACCAGGACTACGCTGACGCTGATGCATTGGTGGCTGACATCAACTCCCAGATTGGCGGCATCGTTGCATCGCACACAGGCGGCGTCATCAAGCTCACAGAATCATCGCCTTTCAGCGGCGCAAACATCTACATTGGCGGCTACTATGAACCGGTATTCGGCGCAGCGCCAACCTACGCGACAGGAACCGCAACGCAGTCATACGACGAGCTGACCCTGGACAAGTGGACCGCAGAGGTCGATGAAACCGGTGAGACGGTGTATTCGTGGCAGAAGGCCGCATCCCTTCCGCCTGGAGTCTGGGCGAATGTTGAGGTGCAGAAGGCCCGCGACCGTTCTGGCGTCTACTCAGCTACGGAGTACCGCATCACCAGCATCATCACAGGAACCATCCTTGATGGCAGCGGAAGCCCTGTGACGGCCAACATCGGCTGGACATTCCAGAGATTGAAGCCTGACGGCTCAGATGATCCATCATGGTCTGGCTTTGTGGTTGATGTAGAGACGCCAAACGTTCGGATTGAATTCGACCAGTCGCAGGTCGTTGGCGGATGGCTTGGACCATTCAAGGCCACGCCTCGCAATGAGAAGACCGGCAGCATCGAATTCGATGTGTTTGCACCGCAAGGCATCGGCTACATGAATGACGATGGCGGCATTGATGGCCGGACGAAAACATGGGAGCTTCAGTGGCGCAGCAGCGGAGGCGCTTGGACATCTCAGTCTTTCTCGGTGTCTGCCGCATCGCGCGATCAGCTTGGCTACACATACGCAGTCACGTTGCCGTCTCAACTTGAGAACGTCGAGGTTCGCTTGCGTCGCGTAGGTGTTGAGCAGACTGACGTGAAGAACATGGACCGGCTCGAATGGTACGGCTTGCGCTCACTGCTTTCTGCGCCATCGTCATACGCAGGCGTCACCACGATGGCAGTCAAGATCGCTGGTTCTGATTCAATCGGCTCCAGCACCGAGAACCAGATCAACATCGTTGCCACTCGCAAGCTAGGCGGGGTTGCCACACGCTCAATCGAGGCGTGGGTGCGCCATGTCTGCGCTGACATCGGTTATTCAACGGCAGATATCGACACAGACGAACTGGCCCGACTTGGCGCCATCTGGGGCACTCGCCAGGACTACTTTGACTTTGTTGTTGGCGATCAGACTACCGTGCGTGAGGTGATCAGCGACGCGCTCAAGGCCGGTTATGCTGACCTGACCATTGACGATGGTCGCATCAGACCGGTGCGTGATGAGCCTCGCAGCACCTTCGAGCACCTGTACACGCCGCAGAACATGGCGAGCGCCCTGTCGCGCCAGTTCATCTCATACGATCCAGACGACTATGACGGCGTTGATGTCGAGTACATCGACTCGCAGACGTGGGTCAAGGAGATTGTCGAATGCCGCCTGCCAGGCGACGCTGGGCTGCGTGTTCGCAAGATCGAAGCAGACGGAATCACCGACCGCACGAAAGCATGGCGATTCGGCATGCGGCAGCGTCGCATTGATGCATACCGGCGCAAGACGTACTCCTTCAGCACGGAATGGGATGCTCTGAACAGCCGGTATCTGAGCTTCTGCGCATTGTCTGACGACGTGCCTGGATATGGGAAGTCAGCAATTCTGGTTTCTGCTACATTGGTGTCGGGCGGATATCTCCTGCGCGTTTCAGAACCGCTCAATTGGGATGATGCTGCTTCTCATGTGATCGGCCTACGTCGCCCAGACGGCACACTCTGCGGCCCGTTTCCGGCAACGCGCATTGACGATTTCACCGCAGAGATTGCCGGGGCGCTAGATTTCGATCCAGTCACGCAAGCATCTGCAACGGAACCAACTCACGCCATCTTCGGCTCCACCACAACGTGGAGCTACCCGGCCTTGGTCACTGAGATCACGCCAAGCGGCGACACGGTAGAAGTCACCGCCGTCAACTACGACGCCCGCATCTACATGGACGACGACAACTCGCCGCCAGTCTGACATTCAACGCATCACTTCAAGCCCGCCACTGTGCGGGCTTTTTGCATTTCTGGAGAGAACGCATGACGACATACAACACCGGCAACCCTGTCGGATCAGTTGACCCGAAGGATTTGTATGACAACGCGCAGAACCTAGACAACATTGTCAATGGCTCAGAGCACAGCTATGCAGACCGCCTCGGGGTGGCTCGACGTTCTCTTGCTGGTATTGATGCGGCTGCTGACGCGGTTCTCTCCGGGCTTGGCTATGCCCCACCAGTCACATATGCTGCCGGAATCTCTCTGACACTCACGACGCAGACCGTTGAGTACAACGGCGAAGTGTATGCGCCGAAACTTTCCGCCCTGCCATTCACCACAGGTGGGACATTCGATCCAGCCAAGTTCAGGGTTATTCAGGGGGTTCTCGCCGCAGACCTTGCCGCGCCTGGCGGCTCTGCGCTGGTTGGCTACGACGACGGAACGGCTCAGGATGTGCTGGACAACGCCAAGCCCGTGGCGAACTACACGGCACTGCGCAACTACACGGGCCGAGCCACTGGCGTGCGGATCACGCAGGCGGGGCTGGCTGGCATCTTCCAGCGCGACGATGCAGACACCATCAGTGCAGACAACGGCGGCACGGTCATCGTGGATGGTGCTGGGCGGCGCTGGAGGCGACTGTCTGATGACGGTGTAAATGTCCGCTGGTTCGGTGCCAAAGGAGACTGGAACGGCACGACCGGAACGGACGACACCACAGCATTCAATGCCGCGATCACCGCAACACCTGAATACGGGACTCTGGTGATTTCTGGTGGGAAATACCTCGTTCGCGGCACCGTCAACGTCACCAACAAGAACATCAACATCGAGTGCAGCGGCACTGTCTATCTGACTGATGAGGTCAACTCTCGCATCGGTTTTGAGAACACTGAAGTGCTCACACTTCCTGGGGCCAGTCTCTCAGTGCTGCCAAAGATTGGCGACTCCACGCTGCAATGGGCTAGTGCGCCGGCAGGCGTTGATGACGCCAGCAAATATTTCTTCGTCTTGAGCTCGACGGAGGAAGAAATCACTCGCGTCGGCTATGAGCACTACACCCCATACACGAAGAACGAAGCCGGTGACATCACGAATTGGGGCTGGTTGCTGCGTGCTCCTATCAAACTCGACTACACGGACGCCAGCAAGTTGACGGTGCGCCTCTACAAAAAGCGCGATCCTGTGACAGTTAAGGGTCTGCGCGTAGTGATGGCTAACACGATTAACGCAAGCAGCAAATTAAATAGACTCATTCTTCGCGGACTCTCAAACGTAAACTTTGAAAATCTGATTGTTGACAGCACTGCGGTAAACGTCGCCGGGACTGCTGTATCCATTGAGTTTTGTGTTGGTCTGAGCTTCACAAATAGCACATGTGTAGGTCCAAGCGCGGCTGGTGATACCTATGCGTTCCTGAACAGCACATCGGCGTTCCTGACGTTCAAGAACTGTGAATACCGAAACCCCTATAACGCGGCTCTTAAGGTTGAACGTGGGTACGCTGCTAGGCATGGGGCAAATATCACTTTTGATGGGTGCAGGTTTAATGGAGTAGATGACCACTACGGGCACGACTACCTGATTGAAAATATGACTTTCAATCATCGTGGGGTTTCATTCGCTGGCGGAAACATGACGATTAGAAACTGTCAGCACGTCGGGTCTTTTGGGCTGTTTGAGATGCGAAGCGACGCGCCTTACGCTTACGGCACGCTGACGATTGACAACTGCATTGTAGATGGGGTGGACTTCCTGATCCGTTGCACCAACGATAGCGACCCTCTTGGTCGGACCACCAAGGTCAAATACTTCGATAACATCATCATCAAAAACACCGTGCTCAATTGGAGAAAACAAGCGGATGCATTGCGGTTCTACCATCGACACGCAGCACAAGGACATGTATTTCAGAAAACGAAGCTGCTACGCTTGAAGGATGTTGTATTCAACAAGCTGTTTGCAAATATTGAGTGCGCGTTCAAGGGGACAATTTCGGAAGCTGGGCTTCTAAACTGGGCAGAGCGTGCTGAATTTATTGACGTGGATTACCGCCTGATCGTTACGAAAACAACCGGCTCATATGCCGAAACCGCATCTGTCGCAATTCGAGATTTTTTGGTAGATGAGCTGTACGTGCAAAATTTCAAAAACTTTCTGCCCTATGGAAACCGTGCAATTCAAAAAATAACAGCGGTCGATTCATACATTGGTGGAACACCGGGCGGAGATACATCTTTCCCAGCAGGTAATGTCAATTTTAAGTCATGCGACATTCAGACATTGCTAGTAACGAATAGCGCATCAACGGCTGTATTCACACTTACTGATTGCACGATTGGAACCGCTGTTTATGGCTCAGGGATTGTTGGGTCTGATCTTAAAAACAGAACAGCATACCTGTCTCGCAATAAGGCGCTTCCAGGGATCGACCTAACCAACGTACCGGCTGGCGGGCTGGAGTATTACATCAACCCGGCTTACTACAAGACGGCATGATGCAACTCGACAAAATCACCCACACCCTCGCAGGAGCAGCCATCGCGGCGGCCCTGCTGCCTTGGGGCGTCATCCCGGCGCTGCTGGCCGTGCTGGTGGCAGCAGTCGGCAAAGAGCTTTGGGAC